AAAGACTCTGCGCAGCAAAGGCCGTGCATCAGATGAACATCAAACCAAGCGGGTGATTTATGGGCGGACGCAAGCCACTGCCGACTCAAGTCAAGCAGATCAAGGGGACCTTGCAGCCATGCCGGACCAACTACCACGAGCCCATCCCAGAGGGCTTGCTGGTCGAGCCCCCGGACTACATGCCTGAGGGTGCCAAGGCCGCTTGGCGTTACGCGCTTGAATGCGCACCGCCCACCCTGATTCGCAAGCTGGACATGTCCGTGCTGGAAATCTGGGCCTGCGCGGCAGATCTGTACCGGCAGGCCCAGGCGGGCATCGGCAAAACGGGGCTCTTGGTGAAGGCGCCTCACAGCGGTGTGCCCATGCAGTCGCCGTACCTGGCCATTGCCAACAAGCAGGCACAGATCATGACCAAGGCTGCGATCGAGATGGGGTTCACGCCAGCGTCTCGCTCGCGCATCTCCATTCCAAACGAGCGACCGGGCGAAGAGCTCGATCTCTGGGAGGACATCGTGGGTTGACCCAAAGGGACAAAGGATGAGCACATACGCCGCGAGTGCCAAACAATATGCTGAGCGCGTTGTCTCTCATGAAATCCTGACCTGCGAATGGGTTCAGAAAGCCTGCAAACGCCAACTCGACGACCTGATCCGCTTCAAACGCAAGAGCAGTCTTTATCAGTTCAACCCGGAATTGCTTGACCGCTATGGCAGGCCTTACAGGCCAGCCGACAACCTGTGCGCTTTCATTGAACGCCTGCCTCACGTGAAAGGACCACTGGCCAGCCGGATGATTGTCCTGGAGCCCTGGCAGGTGTTCATCCTGTCCACGGTATTCGGATGGGTCAAATCGGACGGCAAGCGCCGTTTCCGGCGTTCCTACATCGAGGTGCCAAGGGGCAATGCCAAGTCCACCCTGTCTTCGGCAGTCGGCCTGTACATGCTGGCGGCCGACCGCGAGGGCGGGGCTGAGGTGTATTCCCTGGCCACCACCCGCGATCAGGCCCGCATCGTCTTTGGCGATGCCCAGACCATGGCGCGCCTGAGCCCGGGTTTTCGGAACCGGTTCGCGGTGAACGTCGGGGCGCACAACATGCATGTGCTCCAGACGGGCTCCAAGTTCGAAGCGCTCTCGGCTGAAGGCTCCACGCTGGACGGCCTGAACATCCACTTCGGCTGCATCGACGAGCTGCACGCCCACAAGACCCGAACGGTCTATGACGTGGTGGAGACCGGCACCGGCAAGCGGGACAACTCACTGCTGTGGGTGATCACCACGGCTGGCAGCAATCGATCGGGCATTTGCTACGAGGTCCGAAGCTTTGTGACCAAGCTGCTCAACCGGGTGTTCGAGGACGACTCTCAGTTCGGGATCATTTACGGCCTCGATGAAGGGGATGACTGGACGATCAAGGACTCCCTCATCAAGGCCAACCCCAACTGGGGAATATCAGTGCGCGAGGAGATCCTGGTGCCCCTGCAGGCCAAGGCCATGCAGTTGCCCAGCGCGGTCAACAACTTCAAGACCAAGCACCTCAACGAATGGGTGAGTGCTGACACGGCCTGGATGGACATGCGCTCCTGGGATGCCAGTGCCAACCCCGATCTCGAGCTCGATCAGTTCCTGGGCCAGCCCTGCTGGCTCGGTCTGGATCTGGCAAGCAAGACGGACATTGCAGCACTCGTCATGGTGTTTCAGCATCCCGACATAGCCGACGCATATGCCGTGTTTGGCAAGTACTACCTGCCCGAGGACACGGTCCAGGCGGCGGGCAATAGCCAGTACGAGGGCTGGGCCCATACCGGACGCTTGTCGGTGACGCCGGGCAACGTGATCGACTTCAGCTGGATCGAGGCCGATTTGCTGGACATCTCGTCGCGGTTTTCAGTGCAAGCCGTGGCCTTTGACCCGTTCCAGGCCACGCAGCTGTCCACGCGCATGTTGTCCGAGGGCCTGCCCATGATCGAAGTTCGTCCCACGGTGCTCAATTTCAGCGAACCGATGAAGACGCTTGAAGCCCTGGTCCTGCAAAAGAAGCTCGCCCATGACGGCGACCCGGTATTGGCCTGGATGGCCAGCAACGTGGTGGCTCACACGGACGTCAAAGACAACATTTACCCGCGCAAGGAGCGAGCAGAAAACAAGATCGACGGCATCGTGGCACTGATCATGGCCCTCTCACGGGCGATCAAACCGGGGGACTCGGTGGTGCTGGGATCCGACTACGAGCTGATGCTGCTCTAACGAGACGGCAGGCGCGTTTTCTGACACTACCGATGGGAATCTTCAACCTCTTTGACCGATTCAAGGCTTCCACGAGTGATCGCTCCCCATGGGGCGATTTCTTTTTTGAGCCTGTATCGGTGCGCAGCGTCTCGGGCATGCGCGTCTCGGCCGATTCGGCCATGCGCCTGGCAGCCGTCTATGCCTGCGTGCGCATCCTGTCTGAGACCATGGCCTCGCTGCCACTGGTGGTCTACCGTGCTCGGGCAGATGGCGGCAAGGACCGGGTGACGGACCACTGGCTCTATCGGTTGTTGGGCAAGAAGCCCAATCGGTACCAGAATCCGTTCGAGTGGCGCGAGATGCTGCAGGGGCACCTGGCCCTGCGTGGCAATGCCTTCTGCCAAATTCTGGCCAACGGCCGAGGCGAGATCACCGAGCTGATCCCTATCCATCCGGACCGGGTGCGAATGGAGTTGCTCGCTGAAGGGGACTACCGCTACCGGATCCAAAACCAAACGGGTCACGAGCTGGTCCTGCCCCGTGGCGAGGTCTGGCACCTGCGGGGCTTGTCCTCAGACGGTTTGCTGGGCCTGAGTCCCATCGAGCTTTCTCGTGAGAGCCTGGGCATGGCGCTGGCCGCGCAGGACTATGGCGCCCGGTTCTTTAACAACGATGCCAAACCCACAGGGGGCTGGATCGAGTTTCCGGGCAACTTCAAGGATGCCGAGGCCAAGCGAGTGTTCAGGGAGTCCTACCAGGCCGCCCAATCCGGAGCGAACCGGGGCAAGGTGCTGGTGCTGGAAAACGGCATGAAGTTCCACGAGGTGGGCGTGACCAACAAGGACGCCCAGTTCCTGGAGCTGCGCAAGTTCCAGATCACGGACATCGCTCGCCTGTTTCGGGTGCCGCCACACATGATCGCTGACTTGGATCGGGCGACATTCTCGAACATCGAGCAGCAAAGCTTGGAGTTCGTCATGCACACCATGACGCCCTGGGCCGAGCGCTGGGAGGCTTCGATCGAAGCGGACCTGATGCTGGACGGCGATGAGCTCGAAATCGAGTTTGACTTCGCCAACCTGATGCGTGGTGATGCGGCCAGCCGCTCGGCTTACTACCAAAGCGGCATCCAAAACGGCTGGCTCACCCGCAATGAGGCCCGTATCGCCGAGAACCTCAACCCGATTTCTGGACTGGATCAGCCTCTTCGCCCGCTCAACATGGTCGAAGAAGACGCGGCCGAGGCATTGGAATCACAGAGTGTTGAGGTGGGTGAAGAGGCAGACGCACAGGCCGCACCTGACGCAGACCCCGGGTCCGATCAAGCCATTCGCCAGAGGCTGCAGGGTTTGGTTCGTGTCAACGCACAGCGTATGGCACGCCGCATCAGCAGGACCGGTGTGATCGGATCCAAAGAAGTGAATTTGATCTCTGAGACCTTTGGGTTGACTCCTTCACGGGTTGAGCAGTGGGCCGCCCATATTGAAACACCTACCGATGAGCATGCACTGGCGCAAGCGCTCATCGAACTTGGAATGCATGAATGAACAAGCAACTTCTGATCTCTGAATTTTTGACCACGCCCTGGGCATTGATGCCCGAGCGTCTGCAGGCGATGACTGCTGTCCTCACCCGTTGGTCTTCTGACGTGCCCCCCAGCGACGAGACGCTGTTTCAGATCAATACGGACCGGGTGCTGCGGGATACGCGCAAACAGTTCGCAACAGACCGTGCCCCTTCCCATACCGGAGCTGGCATCGCTGTCTTGCCTCTGTATGGCGTGGTCACGCAGCGCGGCAACATGGTCGATGACATCTCGGGGCCGGGCAGCACCAGTACCCAGAAATTCACAAGCGCAATGCGCCAGGTCCTGGCGGATGACACGGTGGGTCAGATCCTGATCGACATCGATAGCCCCGGCGGCAGCGTCTACGGCGTGGCCGAGTTGGCCGCCGAGATCGTCAAAGCCCGGGCCCAAAAGCCCGTGGTGGCTGTTGCCAACAGCCTGGCCGCTTCGGCCGCTTACTGGATCGGTTGCTCAGCTGGTGAGTTCTACGTCACCCCGGGTGGTGAGGTGGGCTCCATTGGTGTCTGGCAGGCCCACTTTGATTACTCGAAGGCGCTGGAAGAGGAGGGGGTCAAGCCCACCCTGATCTCTGCTGGCAAGTTCAAGGTCGAGGGCAACCCATATGTGCCGCTGGATCCTGAGGCCCAGGCCTTTATGCAGTCCCGTGTGGACGACTATTACAACGCCTTCATCAAAGCT